ACTACCTAGAGGAAATAGGTAGGATGAAAAAGAAATCATTGCTTTTGCCTAAACTGGGACCGCACAATGTTGCTTCTTCATTTTTTAGCAAATCCACTGTTAATCCTGTTTTGTTAAAACTCTTAATAGACAGAGATGAAGTGTTAAAGGATACTCTTGAATCTATTAGGGATGAATCATATATATCGAATAGAGATATTGAACAAATCTTCGATGAAGATAGGGGCGATTCTTTGTATTTAAGAGGAGATATTTGGGAAGTTATCGAGCCTTTATTAGAGGGGGAATCGCCCGAATGGTTGGAAAAACTAGAAGAAGTTGATAGAGAAGATTTGGAAGATGAAATTGAAGAGTTGCCTTCCGATTATGCAAACGAAATTATCACTAAATCCGGAATTACTAAAATGCCTAAAAATGATTTCACGAATACAATTGTAGCACTAATTCCAACTATTGAATCTTTAACAGGAATACCCTCTTCAATCCCTATTAAAAATTCTACAGTTTCTTTTACTCTAACGGATGCAGATGATAGACTAATCTTTTCTTTATTTGCTGATAAAATTGATAGGGCCAAGAAAGACGAAACGAGAGGGGTCTTTGAATTTGATGAATACGCTATGGATATGGCATACAAAGCCCGCCTACAACCTATTGAAGGTTTGAGCGTCTTAACCAATTTTAGTTATCTATTAGATGATACTATGGAATCTATCACTATTGATTTGGATAAGACAATAGATGAATACCTAACAACCGCAGACAAGCAATTACTAACAAAAATAGAATCCGATATTGGAAAATTCAAAAACAGTTTGGCTAGTTCTTTAGGTGAAGTTGTTTCTGTTATTGTGGAAGGAGTTCGAGATAAATTACAAGACATTGCTAAGAGGCGTAGGTTCTATACTAATGAAGTTGGTGAAGAACTTTACGAGGCATTACAGAATAGAGATTTACTGGAGGAAGTTGAATGAGTTTTAAATTAGAACTAGAGAAGAGAGTGGCTTCCCAAGAAAAGACCATATTTCAAAAGGCTAAGTTAATTGAAGATAGGGGGAAGTCCCCCTTCCCTACTATGAAAAGAACCATTACTAAAATTGGAGAAGACTTGGCTACTGAATTTAGGGAGAAGGAAGTGCCAGTAGGGGCTACTGAAAGAGTGACTGCTATCAAAGAAGTGAATCTAGCCACTAAAAGAAAGTACAGAAAGTTGGCTAAAGATAAAGCCGATGAATTAACTCCGGAATATGTCGAAGAAGATGGAAAGAAAGTAATAGAAGACGAAAGTGTTAGAGAATTCGATGAAGTTCTATTCCAAAATAAAATTCTATCGAAGATATTTTCCGGAATCACCATTAAAGGAAAAAAAATTACTGTAGAAGTATTGAATCGAACCTTTTCCAACAAAGATATTATTGTCAAGAGGCCCTTTACAGGAAATAAACCAAACAAGTCTTCGGATAGAATAAGAACAAGAATTAATTCTCTAGACGAAGACGATACAGAACTATTGAGTAAATTTATGCCAGAAGTAGAAAAGGTGTTGGAAGGAATAGACGCCTACTATAGCGAGGTACTGGAATCAGAGTTTGACGAAGATGGCGAGCGTATTGTTGTAGACATTAGAGATGATGTGTTATCTTTTATTGGAAATGAACCTTACATCAGTAAGAGCAAAAGAAGGTCTATTTATTCTGCATGGAAAGGGGTAGCCCCTAAACACGCTGATGTGTATGAGGCGGTTAAATCTTTAATTGCTTCTCTAAAATCCGGAGGGATGAAAGAGTACGGGGCTAAATTACATACCTCCAATGAATTGTTTAATGCAAATGGTCAGTATGTGGTTAAATTAGGTAAGGCTACAGTTCAAAAACAAGGAGCGGATGATGCTGTCTTTAGTTTATTCGAGGGTCTAGGTAGAGCAAGCATACAATTTGAAGGAGATAGTGGAACAAGCGGAAGCGAAGTTTCGGAACAATTAGAAGATGATGTAATTGAAGAAATTAGGGAGGACTCACCGGAATTCGTCAACCTACTAACGACTGAAATAGACCCGCTTGGCTACAATTATTTATCTAAGTACGCTTATGGAATTCTAACTGATTCTACAGAACTAGACAAAATAAGAAATATGGCAAAAACTATGAAAATCATTTATATTATAGAGTCTAGAGCCGAGATAGAAAGGTTGGATAAAGCCATAGAAAGAATGGGACAAATACAGCCTGTTTCCGGTTCTTCTTTCTATTTGCCAGCGCAGATATTAGATAGTGCAGACCTCGCTAGAAGGTTTGGTTCTGGCATTCGCCCAATTAAAATAAACGGGGCTATACAATCTCTTCTTATGACTCTAGAAGAGATTACAATGCAACAAAAAATGTCTACTGGCGGGACTGTGGTTGGACCTAGAGGAGGCCAAGGAGGAAAGGGAGATGGTAGAGGAGGCGACTCATATGTTTCTGCATACCCTTCCGCTAAGGGCCTTCCTAGAGAATTAGGTAAAGATGTGCAGAAGAAACTAGATAGTGTTCTTGAGGCTTTAGACGATTATCTGTATAAGCCACTTTTGAATCCGGCTATGACTTTGGATTTAAACTTTAGAATAAAAAATACTACTGCGTTCAAATCTATTAAGACTTTGAGTTCTAGTGATTTTGCTAAGGTCTATACTAGACTAGTGAAGAGGTCGAATACTAGAAGAGGTAGACTATTAAAGAATGATGATTTGAAAAATATTCTAGATTTTTTGAAATCAATCAATACTCCTAACATTGAACATGAAGAGGTTTTCAATTCTGCTAGGTTGCTAGCATCTTCTCTCAAAAGAATCTTTAGAGATAAAGATATAATCAAACAATACAATGAAGAGATGGCTCAATTCCTTGGTAAAATTAACCTTAGAAGTCAAAATCCTCAACAAGGACTGCGTTTTATGGGTGTGCCTTATCCGGAATTTAGGGAGGAGAGTCCTGTCAGTAAAGAACGAATAGAAGCCACTTCATTGACAGTAATGTCGGCATTAAAGGAATTCCTTTTAGATGAAGGAAACGCCAAACAGATAAGTAACAAGGGTGCGGTTAGAGCAAGAAACATTAAACAGATACTAAATGAATTGAGAAAGTCGGAAATAGAAGAGAAGATTCTAGAGATACACGATTCACTTAGAATACTCAAGGGGTTGCCTATCTACTATGGGCAAGGCTCTCTTTCTTCTATTGATGATATGGACTCAATCATTACCTCTTCTAGAGAAAGATTCAACCTAGATTTAACTTCTATGGACATTGTAAAGATGGTCGAAGAAGTGGACTCTTTCTCTAGTATTTCATCGAATGTTGGTGTTTCCGAAGAAGTAGTCTATTATGTGAAGGCTAATTTCAGGTGATTAACATGAGTTGGAAAGGAATATTAAAGTTTGAAACTACAGAAACCCTATTAGAAAGATACGAGGATTTAGAAAACAAAATCCGACAAGGACATAATCAATATGGCGGTCATTGGGAGTCGTTTGCCGGTAGGTTATCTGATATTAAAAGAGTACTTGAAGGAGAAAACTACGAAGAAGACATCATATTTTTTATCAGTAGGCAAATTGCCAAGATGGAAGATTATATGGACGATTGGCCATACGATGATATTTTTGATATTAGACTGGCTTTGTCGAATTTTTATCAGGCTTTTAAAAGAAAGGTCGATTTCATAAAAGAACAAGAATAGTAGAAGAAGGGGTGAGCGATATGTCTGACATTGCAGGGTTAAACCTAGAACGGCAAATGGACTTAGAACTATCTAAGAATTCATTTCCTTATTTCTTTGAAAATGTTCTAGGTTGGGATTTCGCAAGTCATCAACAAGAGTGGCTTGAGTTAATGGGGCAGACTCAAAGAACAGTAATCATTTGTAGTCGGGGTCACGGTAAGTCTGTCTTCATGCACTCATGGGTTGTTTGGAATTTAATCTTCCAACCACCCCCATATCAAATGCTCTACATTTCCTCTAACCAAAAGCAGACTATGGTTCACATGAGAGACATTGACAAGGTATTCAATAACCCTACAATTAAACATTTCAAACCTGCTAAGGGTTGGGCTATTGGAAACATTACTCTCACTAATGGAAATCAAATTCTTGAGCGTTCTGTTGGTTCACAGATTCGTGGTCTTCACCCTCAAGAGATTATTATTGACGACCCTTTGAAAGAGTTTAGTTTAACTGCAATTCAAAAGGTTACAGATTGGTTTTATGGTGACATGATACCAACTCTACACCACTCCGCTTCTCTTCGTGTTATTGGAACTCCTTTCTCTTACACGGATATTTACACTCAACTAGAGGAAAACGAGGCATATACAGTTAGAAAGTATCCTTGTTTTAACTCTCTTAATGAACCTCTTTGGCCTAATCGTTGGGACTATGAGGCTCTCATGGCTAGGAAGGCAGAAATAGGCTCGCTTAAATTCACAAGGGAATACCTTTGTGTTCCTGTATCCACTGGTACTTCGCTATTCAATCCCGAATACTTAGAGAGGTCTAAGAACAAAAGTTTAGTCTTGAAGCCCACTCGTAGAGAGGGTTACAAGTACTATGTTGGTATTGACCCTGCTATCTCTACTGACGGCGACTACAATGTAATCACTGTATTGGAAGTAGATGAAGAAGATAACAAAAGTGTTGTTTATGTAGACAGGGCTAAGAATGTAGAGTTTAGGGAGAATCTACAAAAAGTTAGATTGATAGGTAAAATCTTTCAACCGGAAGTCATTTTGTTTGAAACAAATGTATTCGCTAAATCCTTTACACAAGAATTGAGAAACATTTCTGATTTAAATGTCCACGATTTCAATACAACAAGAAAAAAGAAACAGGATATTATCTTGAATCTACAAATGAATTTTGAGAATGAAAAAATAAACCTACCTTATGCTAACGAAGAAAGTAGAAGAGTTACTTCTGCATTGATTGAAGAATTATCTATGTTTTCTATTACGCAGAAAGGTAAGTTTGAGGGAGTTGGCGCACACGACGATATGGTAATGAGTTTAGCATTGGCTAATGCGGCTACCAAGACCATTAGTGAAAACTTCTTATTGTTAGATGATTTGGGGATATTTGATGCGCCTGTAAATAATAGGCGTGGCGGCATAATGGGACTAAACTTTTGAGGGAAAAATATGCCAACGCCAGACGAATTAAGAGAGGCTAGCGAAAGACTGGAGCAAGTAGCCGCTTTAGAAGAAGAAGCAAGTAAAGACTTAGAAGACGCTAAGAGTATGTTAGATGATAATATTGCTCTAAGTCTTTCAACCGAACTATCTATTTTTTCCGAGCATGAACTCGTTTCTAAAATTTCTACAGAATTTAAACTAAACGCTTCTCAAGCAAAAAGGCATATCGAAGCCTTTCCTAAAAAACAAATGTACTATGGTGAGGAAGTTCCCGAAGTTATCAAATCTTTAAGAAAACAGCGTAGAAGCCTAAAAGGAGAATCTAGAGATAGAATGGCTAAAAGTATAGATGCTATCATTGATGGGTATTCCGAACATATTACTAAGTGCATAAAGAGCATTTATTGGCTCACTCCTTATCGAGAGCCTTTTATGAAAATGAAGTTCAATGAGAATGACCTTTTAAAGTTGCACAGTATGAAAGAAGCATCTCAACGAAGAGGGGTTATTGATTCAATATGCAAGTACTGGGAAGCAGAATTAGATTTGAAAGATACTAGTTATGGAAAACAATATTCATCACTATCCAAAGAAATGAATTTGGCTAAGAGAGAATTTAGAAAGCAAATTAAAAATGTGTCTACTTCCTCTTTAAAGAAATCAATTAAGGAAGAAACTAGAGAGTATATCTTGAAACAAGTCAAGAACAATCAAGGAATATCTGCGAGAGAATTACATGATAGAATGCCTTCTAAATTATATGATAGGAATTCATGGCACTCTATTTCTAAGATGGCCAAGTCATTAGAAGTCACTTCTGTTTCGGGAAGATACTTCACTGTAGACTCGGAAATAAAGAAGAATATTTGGGCTTACACTGCCGCCTTTATTGATTCGGATGGCTACATCACTATGGATAGAAACCACAACCCTAGGGTCGGACTGGTGGCTACAGGAGATAGAGGCAAGGCCTTTATGACTGAAATACACAAGGCTTTGGGTGGCATTGGTAAATTACACTTAGACCAAAAATCTCCTCAAGACACACGGCCAGTTAATCGTTTAAATTTCTATTCTCAAAGTGATGTGACTGAACTATTGAGTAAATGCTTACCCCATTTTAGGATGAAGAAAGGTAATGCCAATCTTCTGTTAGAACTAATTAGAATGAAGAAATCTTACAAGAAGGCAGATTGGTACAAAGGTCGTTGTGATGAGATTTTCAAGTTAATGAAGTGGGAGAATCACAAAGACCATGTAGGTTTTGATTTTGCTAAGGAAGGTATATATGTGGATGATATTTCAAAATACCAAGGCAATTGTAAAATGTCTATTATGGATGAAATGGAAAACATTGGCGGAATCATTGCTAAGAAGGAATTCGGAGATACTTCATTCAAAGCATATTATAACAAGGTTAAACGGATATTAAAACAGACTACTATGGATAAGGAAGACGAGGATATTATTATGTCTTTCTTAGATGCTGGTATGAAAGATGAAGAAAGCAGTGAAGATGAAATGATGATGATTAGTGCTGGCTTTGCTAAAAATAAAATCGAAGAAGTTTTGACTAAGTATGGTAAAAACGAAAAGCAACTATTTAGAAGAGAGAATGCTTAGGTGATTACTTGGAATACTGTACTAAATGTTATACATGCGATGTTATAGATTTAAGGCCATTTGGATACTGCAAAGAATGTTGGAAGGTGAAGGGAAGTGACATGGCAAGAGATTCTCAAGAAAAATAGTAGGAGCAAAAGGAAGGTTCCTAAGCATACTTACAAGGCTCCTAAAGGAACTTATACTAATCCTAAACTTAGAGAGAGAATACATAGGAGATTGTGGGCCAAGAACACTCACGGTACTGGAAAATACAAATGGTCTGCTAGAAAATCTCAAGAGTTGAATAGACTTTACCAAAAGGCAGGTGGTGGCTTTGTCAACAAGAAGTAGTTGGAAAGATGTTTTGAAGGCTTTAACAGAAGCGCAGAAAGACATGGTTGAGTGGAACAAGGAAGATTGGGACAACCTTACTACAGAAGGTGGAAGGTATGGTCCTAAATCTGTAAGAGATTCCCTTACTCCCGAACAAAAAAGGCGAGAGAGTGCTAAGAAAAGAGCCGGTACTAGAAAGGGGAAACAACATGTTCCTAGAACAAAGGCTGGAAAGAAAGCCTACAAAAAAGTAGAAGGTAGATAATATGGCTTGGAAAGATATACTAAAGAGGCACTGCGGAACAGAAAAGATGGGTAAGCCATGCAACTGTGAAGAATGTGTAAATAAGAAATTAACACCTAAACAAAGTAAGCACTTGGATAGAAATAAAGATGGCAAAATCAACCGTGAAGATTTTGATTTGTTAAATAAAAAAGCAAAAAATACAATGAAGGGTATTAAGAAAAAAATCCTTTCTGCCAAGACCAAACAAGGAGGTGCTTTAGCCATGAAAGATTTGAAGCATATTGCTAGTCAAAAGGATTTAGATAAAGCCCTATCTGAACTAATAAAGGAAGGTAAGTTGTTTCTTCACAAAGATGGAGATTTTTACACACATGAGCCAACTAGTAAAAGAAGGGGGCCATTTACAGCATGAGTTGGCAAGAGGTTATAAAAACAATAAGAGCAATCGGTCAAAGATTTACTATAGATGGTAAGACCTATCACTTCTCACCTGAGCATATTGAGGAATACAAAAAAGAATATAATAATCCGTACCTTAGTGGAAGGGATAATGAAACTAAGAAAAGAATTGCGTTGAGAAATGTGGTTAGAAAGTATGGACTAAGCCCGAAGTGATATTATGGATTGGACAATTATATTAAAGAAACTAGAATGCCCCTTGGCTACCCAAGATTTGAAACTCAATACTAAGAATAGGGACAGGGCAGTAAAAGAAAAACATATTCAATACGGGCCTCTTAATCTAAACGACGAAAAGTATTGGGAGGAGTATGCTAAGAAATGGAATACTACTGCTGATGTTGCTAAGAAATCTAATTGTAGTAACTGTATTGCATTTGACATATCTCCAAGAATGGATGAATGTATGCCACTTTCTACAGATAAAGATGGTCGCTTAGGCTACTGTTGGATGCACGATTTCAAATGCCATTCGGCTAGAACCTGCTACACTTGGGCTAAAGGTGGCCCAATTGATGATGATAAGACTTCTAAAGAAAACCAATTGAGGGGAGAAGAATGAGTTGGGAAAAAGTAATTAAACGGGGGAGAGTAAGGAAAATTGACTACGACTTTCTAAACAAGATTATTATTCAAGAAGCCCGACTATTAAAAGGGCAATCCCTAAACATAAAGGAATTTGATATATTCATAGAAGATGTAAGAAGCAGGTATTCTAAACTACATAAAAGTATTAAATCAGATAGGATACATAATTACATCATAAAATATTTGAAGAACAGAAACCTGTTAGAAACTAAAAAAGAAAAACAAAGAATTGTTGTTGATGGTAAATTAATGGGGATTAAAACAGAGACTCGTTATTCGTTTTTGTGAGGAATTGTTATGAGTTGGGAAGATATTTTGTTGAAGAGAAAACCTAAATCCGGACCAAGAGAAGCGGCCCGTAAAAGAATGAAGGCTAAGGGATTGAGGTCTTTTAATTCTCCACAAAGGCTAAATGACAATTCTGGCAAGTCACATCATGTTATGGCTTCCGAAGGTGGAAAGTACAAATATATTAAATTTGGACAAAAGGGCGTTAAGACCAATCAAACCGCAGGGCAAAGAAAGGCATTCAAATCACGACATAAGAAGAACATTAAGCGGGGTAAAATGTCTGCCGCTTATTGGGCTGACAAGGTAAAGTGGAGTCCTAGTAAAACCAAAGAAAAGAAAAACAAGAAGTGGCGTAAGGGTTCTTGATATTGAGATACGGTTATTAAATAGGCCGATAAACCAAAGATGAGGGGGAGTTCGTAGTATGGCAGAAAAGCGAAGATTCGGAATAAGTGGACTGTTTAGAAGGTCTACTCCCAAACCGGCGGATAGGCAGGTCTACAACATCGGAATACAAGAGCGTGAGAACTCTTACATGATGACAGCCCCAATGGTCTACAATGTCACCCAACAGTCTGTGATTGTTCGTACTTGTATTACTCAACTAAAACAAGAAATTTTCCGAAGAGGATATGTTTGGGAGAAGGCTTACGAAGCCCGATGTAACTCTTGTCAAAAGACCCACAAAAGACCAGTTAGTGAATGTGCTAGATGTGGTTCCTTGGAATTATCTAAACCTGACCCAAAACAATTAGAATATGCCGAGAAGTTTATTGAGGGATACATCAATCAATCCGAACAGTTATTCATTGATGTTCTTAAAGAATTAGAAGACGACCTAAACATTATGGATGATGCTTACATTGTTCTTGTCAAGGAATATTACTTAGATGGTAATGGTAAAATTCGTATGCATAGAATCAAAGAGTTGTTCAGAGGCGACCCTGTTACTATGGCAATTTACGCTGATGAACTTGGAGTTAGAGGAACTAAGGGATTCACTTGTATAAATCATAGAAATTTTATTGCACAGGAGCCACACGAACCTTGTGGTGAATGTGGCAGTAATTTACACCCTATACATTATGTCAATAGAGCAAATGGAGATGAGCAGTACTACATTAAAGGTGAAGTCCTACATTTTAGTAAATACAGCCCAAGTAGGCTATATGGCCATTCTCCAGTTATGACTCTATTCAATCATATAATGACTTTAATAGCAATGGAAAATTATGTCAATTCTTCCTATACCAAGAGCAGAATGCCTAGAGGGTTACTAGCAGTACAGACTAGAAACATGGACTCTATGGCTAGTTTTTGGAGAAGTGTAAAAGAAAGAATGGAACAAGACCCCCACTATATTCCAGTTATGGGAATCGAAGCCGACAATGGCAAGGGTTCAGTTGAATGGATTAAGTTCATGGATAGTCTTAAAGAAATGGAATATGTTTCTGTTAAGGATGATTTGAGAGATAGAATTTCTGCTTTCTACGGGGTTAGTAAAGTCTTCATGGCTGACAACACTACTAGCGGTGGACTTAACAACGAAGGTATGCAAATATTAGTCACTAATCGTGCTGTTCAAATGGCACAAAATGTCTACAATAATTATGTCTTCCCGTTCTTAACAAAGCAATTTGGAATTACTGATTGGGATTTGAAACTACCTCCTTCGGAAGAAGAAGATGAAATTGCTGAACTTAGACGAAGGGAATTAGAAGTCAACATTGCGGCTTCTGTTAAGAACTTAGGATTTGAAGTAGAGATGGATGAGGATGGAAACTTTACCTTCAATAAGCCGGAGCCTAAAGAGGAGCCTCCCCAAGAAGGACAAGAAAACAAAGCACAATCCGGTATGGATGGTTTAGCAGGGTCTAACTTTGACCAAAGAGATATTAATGAGATGAATAGAGAAATGTTAGAAGGAAGAGGTAAGCCTCAAGAGAATCCCGCTACCACAAGAAATAAACCATCCATGAGCGTAGGCCCCGATAAGCGAATGACCGGATTGCCAGCAGACGCAGGTAATCAAAATGTGGATTCAAGAACAGAAAGGAGAATACCATAATGACAGAAGACACAGCACAAAAAGAAAGAAGATTGGCTAAAGAATTGGCACAGGTCCGTTCTCAACGAGCCGCAGAAGATAGAACTACTAAGAAATCTAGAGACTATTCTGTAGGAGGACTACCGCCCGATACTACTCATCGCCCTACTAGAAGTAGTGCAGATACTCCCGATGTAGTCCAACTACCGGCTAAGAAAAGAAGAAGAACAGAAAACAAGTGGTGATTTCTTTGCTTCTTTTGAAAGTGGACCTTACTACAGACGAGAAAGAGAGATTTGAGGAACTAGTAAAAAGAGACTTAGAAGCGGCTAAGGCTCTCGCTGATAATTTTATTTTTGAAATTAAGGAAGTTAGAAAGCCACATTCACACTCCATATTAGTCAAACCTAATGACTATGCAAAGCAAGAAGATATTCTTGTGAATGATTTGAGAAACACTAGTGAAAAACATTTGGATTTGGATTTAGATAATATATATTTTGATGCACAAGGTAATTTGGATTTGAATAGGGCATATTTTAATGCGTTAAAGGAAGTCGAAGATACCAATGAAGAAATTTCTATTTTACTTAGAGAATATGCTAAGACTCTAGATGAAGAAGGCACGAAAGAAGCCAAGATGTTATTCACACAGAAAGATGGAATAGAAGATTTGAGTGAGGACTTGGAAAAACAAGTAAAGAAACTCAATAAGGTAGTAGAGAAAAATCTTGAGATTAGAATTGCTGCTTACATCAAACTAATGGAAGAAGAATTAGCCTCTGTTAAAGTAAAGGATAGTTCTTCTTTTTCTTCGGAAAAAGAAATTTTACAACCGGAAAAAAAAGATTCTATTCTAAATGCTTACTACAGTAAGAAAAAGAAGAGTATAGAAAATACAATAGAAACTATGCTAAAGTTGATTAAAAGACTAAAAGAAAAGGAAGGCTCTCCTAGGAGTTCTTTGCTTGACAATCTTAGAAACATTACTGAATATCTTAACAGGTCTAGAGAGATTAGGCCTGTCGATACTACTAAAGTAGATGGAAAGGAAATACCTAACATAGATACTTCTTTTGATAGGCATAAAATAGTTTTTAGTAGGCTACTAAAAAATATGTTGACGCTTGTGGGTTCTTACGAGGATGAAGGAGAATTGGAAGACCGAATAAATGCGCTACAAGAATTGTTAGGCGAAGGTGAATTAGGACTTATTGAAGACTTAGAGGTCAAAAAGGATACAATGAGTACCACTAATAAAATAACAAAGGCCATAAAATACAAAGGCAGTTTGGCTAGTTTTGTCAAAAAAACATTGTTGGAAAAGAATGAAAACGCTGTGCGAAGAAACAATATTGAAATTGGAAAGAGACTAGAAACTATTCTTGGAAAGGAAGTTCCGGTAATTAACTCTAGAGTTAGGTTTTTGGAATCAATAAAAACCAATGAAAATAGAATAAAATTTTACGATGTTAGGAATAAAAGGTTTGTCGATTACGAAGCGGGAAAAAAGAAATTAGGGGAGGCTGGTGGGGATTCCCTTGACTATTATACTCCCTTGTTTAAAGGATATACTGATTTGATGAAAAACGGAGAAAGGATGAATCAAGAGTTAAACAAGACAGTTGATAATAGAACCTTATTTGAATACATTTTAGATTATGCTGGAGAAAAGGGGTCTACTGCTCTTAGACCTAGAGCGCAGAAGAAAAGAGAGGCATTGGGTAAATTATCTAGGGCTGAATTGATAAGGCTAAGAGATGAAGTTTCCGAGAAAATACAGGAAAGTCCATTGATTGAGAAATATGGATTTGACAAACTACAAAATCTACTACTTTCTGATTATGATGTAATAGAAGAGGCCGTCGATGAAATGGAAACTAGGGGTATCACTAACGAGGAGTTTGTTGGAGAATTAACTGAAGAAAGTTTTATGTTGGATTATATTGAAAAAATTAAATCCACTTATTTCCCAAGTATTCCCCCTAGATTTTATCCAATGTCCGAGGGACAAAAACAGAGAATGTATCGACTACTTATTAAAAATATTAGGCGATTTACAGACAAGATAGGAGAAGAAAATCTTACAATTGACAATGATACAATACAAGACTTAATTCAAGAATTTAATAAAGAACAAGGAAATAAGGAGGAAAAGTAATGTGGGAAAGAATACTAAAACAACCCGATATGATAGAAAAAGAAAACAGTCCAATTTTGGAATCACTAGATGAAAAGAAGAGAAAGCGATTGAAGAAGACTCTACAATCGGCAGAACCAACCGAATACTTTGGCCAAGATTTCACTCGAATGGGTGAACTCATTGACATGCTAAGAGAATTAGATTTGGTCAAATCCGATGATAAGATGAAAAAGAAGTTCGACGGTATTGACGAAAGGAACATTGATATGGTGGCCCTATCTAGCAAACTTCGTAAGGAGTACGAAGTCTTGTATCGTCAACTACGAGAAGTCGTCTATCCTAAGAGAAAGGGGGACTTGAGAGATGAGTGAAAGTAATGAAGACATGCTGATTATTCTAAAGGAATTGGTTGGTAGAATTAAGACTCTAGAACAAGCAGTCTACAACAAAGATAACTTGCTTATGAAGTCGGGCTTTGTTGTTGTCGATAGCCCTACTCCATCTATGTCAAATCAATCTGTACCGGATGCTGATGCTATCCATAAGATGAGTTGGAATGATATTGAAAAGTTCGTAAATGGGAGGAACTGATATGCCGGAAAAAATGACAGAAGAGGAAGCACAAATTAGTAGAGCAATTAGATTGGTTCGTAAAGCAAAGGAAGTCTTACAACAAGAGGGTAGAGAAACTCTACCGTTAGAAATAGAAGCCCCCGAAGTTAAGACCAAGGAACCCAAGGCAGAAAAAGATGATACTAAGATTGAGAACAATACAGGTACTCATTCCGGATATGGTCTTGCTGGAGATACTTTTGGTAAGTCCGACATAACCATAGAAAATACTATCCAACTGCTAAATGATGGAATTAAGCAAGAAAGACTTTCATATGGCAAGTATAACGACCCTAAAAGAGTTGAAAAATTTACTCGAATGATTAATAGATTGAAAAAACTACCTAAACTAATCGAAGACGGCCATTGGACTAAGGGTGAAGAAGCGGGTGTTAAGGCTATTTTACAATCGGAAACTTATATGGCAGACTCTCTTAATCTTTACTGATGCGATATGGCAACCACTGGTCTAATGTTCGAGAAGGATAAGGCTCCCTTATCTAATGAGATTTTATCTCTCTTCGAGGAAACTAGAGTCGCTTATTTATCTGCAAGAAGTGACCCTAAAGAGTATGGGGGTCGCTGGAGAAATATACTTGAGAAAATTAAGGAATCGTATGATAGCCTTAGTCCTCTTGGTAAGGAACTCAAAGAATATTTAGATGAGCGTCACCTTGAATCCGATGATGCAGGTAGTCCTACAAGTGGCTCCGCTAAAATTATCTATGATTCTGTTAAGCAAATGAGATTTGACTCCGAGAATGTCAACGACCCATTCTCTAAGAAAATGAAAGGGAATGTACTAGAATCTCTACTATCGAATGTAGATGTTTTTATGAAGTTCATTCACTATGCAATTAGAAACGGTGATGATGCCCTATCTTCTAAACTCTATAATGAATTAGAATATCAAGGCGACGAGATAACTGATGGTTTGGAAGGACTAGACTTAGCATTGAATGATGTTCCTCTATTCGTTATAGAACACTATGGCGACGATAAAGATAGTAAGAAGGTGAATTCTAAATTCAAGAATGCACTAAAGGAACTCAAGAAGGTATTTTTATCCGGACACTCCGAAGAAGACTGGAGTAAATTAGTTGGAGTAGAATTAAAGAAGGCAGAAAAGTCCGAGGAAGAGAAGGCCATCTCTAACTTCCTAACTCCTAACAAACCGATGTATCGTATCTTCGATATTGAAGATATGAATGAATTGATGGGATTCTCCGGAGATTATGTCGTACAAGAAAAGTACGATGGAATGAGAATACAAATTCATAAGATTGATGATAAGGTTGAAATCTTTTCATTTAACGGTAAGGACATTACTGAAAAATGTACTGAACAAGTAGCAGAAATGAAAAAGAAATCTTATGGTGACTGTATTCTAGATGCAGAACTCATTCTATTCGATGGCGATAAAGCCCTACATAGAGCAGATACAGTTGCTCATGTATTCAAGAATAAATATCCCGAAGCAAAACTAAGAGCGCATGTTTTCGACATAATGCGACATGAAGAGAAGAACTTGATGGATGATGAACTACAGATTAGGATTAACATTCTATTCAATAATTATTCAGCAAAGTCTTCCGATGCTATTGCATTCCCTTCTAAGAAAGATACTAGAATTGCAGATTCTTTGAAAGACATAGAAGAATATGCTAAGGAAATAATGGAGATGCCTACTGCGGAAGGGGTTGTTATCAAAGACCTAACTTCTACTTATTTCGTAGGAACTAAGAAAAACCCAAAGTGGGTTAAGTGGAAGAAATTTGTAGATTTAGATATGCTAGTTCTAGATAAGAAGTCTACTAAGTCCGGCTTATTCTCTTATTCATTAGGGGCTGGCCCAGTTCTAGAAGAAGGAAAGCATATAGTAGAAATGGATAACAAACTCTACATGAATGTAGGTAAGGCACTAAATACCAAGATAGATGTTAAGGTTGGAGAAATTATTAGAGTCAAGGTAGATGAGGTAAAGGAGTCGGATGGTAGATTTACTCTATATTCTGCCAAAGTAATCGAGGTTCCGGAAGCCGCTACTCCCGATAAGATTGTGACCTTAGAATTATTATCTAAGGATACTAAGCCGTCTTTGAAGTACAAGGTAGAAGCACTCAAGAAAGGGATAACGATTACCGATAACATACATGGTAGTGCTACTTTAATTGCTAAGAGCATGGATGGATTTACCATTTATGGATTTAATGAGAATAATTTAATGTCTAAGAATGCTATTGCAGACTTAGATATGTGGAAACAAGAAGCGGAGATGGCTCTAAAAACTATTCAAGGAAAGTTGAGAGCGTCAATTAAACAGTTTGTAAAAGGAAAGGGTAAGCCGCAGACCATAGGAGATTTGCACAATTTCTTGGCTGGCAATCATGCAGGGGATTATGAATCTGTTTTAGAAAGCGACAAGAATAGGCTCGGTTCTTGGGTACAAGCCTCGGAAGGAATGTCATATAATAATGGTAAAATTTCTGTTGACGATAGTGAAATTCAAAAGGAGTCGGAAAAAGCAGAATTCAAAGTCTATTCTAGAAAGGATGGAAACTTGGACTTTATTGTGAATTACAAAGGTGAGAACTTATCTTGGTATATTGACCTAGACTCCGATGATGATATATTCTCGCTGTTTGGTAAGGCTACTAAGTTCCCTGCTCAAATCTCTACAAATGTTTCAAAGGAAAAACTAATTGACCTTGGAGATGTAGAAATGGGAGTACAAAGACATGGATACCATGAATACATTCTAAATGGAAATAAGTTTGAAACTAAGATTCACTTTAGAGTAGTTCCAGTAGAAGGTAAAGATATGTGGTTAGCATGGACTGGATATGAGCAGAAGCCAGTAGATAAGGATACTGACGAAGGTATTTGGAATATTTATGAAGACAAGTTCAAAGGCTTAAAATACACTAAACAACCGAACTAGTTAAATAGTGTATTTGCTACAAGACGGCTTGAGCATCATGTCTACGATTATGTCTGCAATGGAGGAGAATGACTTCTCCATCTTGAAGGCGTCGAATGATGATTTAATGATTGGAGGCTATGCTTCTATCGAAATGGTAGATAAGCAAAATGATTTAATTACTCTCAAAGCCTTAAATGAGGCAGTTAAAAAATTCATGGAACACAATAAGTTCCGCAATGTTATGACTAATCACTCCAATGTTCAAGTTGGAGAAGTAGTTGAATCTCATAGAGATAGTAATGGAAAACTATGGAAGACCCAAGTAGATGATGTTGGGTTCTTCGTAGTAATTAAATTAAGAGATGATATTGAAAAAGCAAAGGAAATAAACCGAGGAATTCGCAAGGGGTCATTGAGGTCTTTTAGCATAGGTGGACAAGCACTACAAAAAGTGAAGAAACACCACGATGAATTAGGGGAGTATAGCGAGATAAGCAAACTAGAACTCCACGAAGTCACAATATGCGAAAAAGGAATCAACCCCGAAGCGAGGTTCGATATATTAAAGGAGGACAAAACAATGAACAAATTAGAAAAGGCATTGGCAGAACTAGATACTCTTCTAGAAGAAGTCAACACGCTACGAAAAGAAGAAGAAGAACCATCAATGGAAATGTCTGGCGGCCACCCATTGAATGAGAAAATGGATGAATACATGGATACCGAAGACGCAGAAGGTGGGTCAACTCCGGAAGCCAAGGGTACTACTCTTGATGGAAACGACGACACTAACCTTGGTGGAGCAGGTGAACCTATGGAACAAGCCGGAGCGCAAGCAAAGAAAGAAGGAATGGTTAGTAAGACCTTTGCTAACGAAGAATTCCGCACTCTTAACCTAAGTGCTTCAAACATCGAGAAGGCTTACGAGCAATACCGAGCAGAACAACTTGAGAAGATGGGACTCGAAACTCTCGAAGAAACCTTCGCTAAGAGATTCGCTTCGGAAGAAACTAACCGAGCAGACTTAGTTGCTAAGGCAGAATATGATGCACAATCCGAAATCGCACGACTTAACGCAGAGTTCTCCGAACTCCGTAAGTCACTTACAGAAGAAAAGAACACAATCCGCAAGGCTACAGAAGCCGCTACAACCACTAAGGTTTTCTCTACAGAAGAGATTGCTGACATGAGTTGGAGCGACATTCATAAGGCTGTTGGCGGTAACATTTGAGGTGAATTAAATGGGATACATTAACACAATTAGAGATTTAGAAGCGGCGACATACGGACTACCTGCCTTTGGCGGAAACTCCGTGTTGAAACAAGCAGGTGCAGTTCAAGGACTACACACTGCACACGACATTAGTGATGCGGCGGCAAGCGGCACATCCAGTATTACTGGAACAGCAATGTATAACCAACTATACGGACAAAAAGTTTGGTCTATGCTAAACCGAGAAGTAAATGCTCTTGCTATGTTAGCAAAGCGACCTTATGCTTCTTCCGGATGGAGAATTCTTAAGAGCCGACCATTTGGTGGTTCTAACCCTAGACTAGAAGTGGATATTACTGGCGATACTACTGGCACTGGTGTTATTGGAATTGGTGGTAGTAAGCCACACGCTGACCAAATTGGCGGTGTTCCAGAAAACGCCGGCCTTTCTACTGCGGCAGATGGACTTGGTTCTATGGCTCCAACTTACGCTCAACTCTTTATGAGTCCTAAGACTATTGCACACCAGTTCGATATTTCCGAACTCGCAATGGAAATGGCTCAAATTGATGATGGACTTGGAGATATTCGGGCTATTATCCGTGAAGACATGGGTAAGGCACACGCAGAAGCACAAAACAAGATGCTTCTCATGCCTCTACAAGTCTACGGTGAATCGGCGGCTCTTGGAGATATTGAGCGAAACTATACTTCGCTTTTGAAGGTCGTTACAAGTAACGCTGAATTAGCGGCTATGGACAGCAATGTTCTATGCACTGACCCATTGAGTGCTACTAACAATCTAGGTAAAATCTACGGAGATAACCGAAATACTGCTTCTTTCCTAGATGCAGAAGTTGACTTTAACAGTTCTTACGCCGCATCTTCGGTTCGACCACTAACTCTTACTTTGCTTAACAACATGATTCGCAACTTGAGAATCTCCGGAGGTTCCCCTAAGTGTATTCTTACGGGATACGATACTATCCAAGCAATCGCTGACTTGCTACAAAGCCAAGAGCGATTCATGGACCGTAAGGAAGTTATTCCTACCCATAACGGTATTCGTGGAATTAAGGGTGCAGAAGTTGGTTTCCGTGTGGCAACCTACTACGACATTCCATTGATTCCTGTTAAGGATATGACTACAACTCTCAATGCCGCAGATAGTGGGATTAGCGACTTGTTGTTCTTGGACACTGACCATATGTGGCTCTCCGTTCTTAAGCCGACTCAATACTTTGAAGACGGTGTTTCTAACGGAAACCCATTCGGTGTGGGACGACTCGGCAACCAAGCACTTTACCGAACCATTGGTGAAGTTGGTTGTTCGTTCTTCAAGGGACAAGGCAAGATTACCAATGTGGCTTGAGGTGGTAAAGTGACAAATACTGTTACTTTAATCGCTGACCATAAGGGTATAGCAAAGCCATTCGTTGTGGGACACCAATATGTTTCACTAGCGAGTGTTGAAGTTTCGTCCTATCGAACAGGCTCCCCTGCTACTGCCGCTAGTCAAAGCATTACTGCGGCTGATGACGACCCCGATATACTAACTAGAGGTGCTGGTAGTTATCTTACTGATGGCTTTGCCGCAGGTGACTATGTGACTATTCTCGGCTCTGCTTCGGCAAACAACTCACAAGTCTTTGAGATTGGTACACTAACTGCAACTGTTCTAACGACATCGGGACCAACTGCTCTTACCGCTAACACCGGTAGCGGAGATGAACAACTTCTCCATGTTGGTGAAAAACTATTGGCGGCTGACTTCGGTTTGGCATCCTTTACACAAGTTGAGGTTTCTAACCCATCTTTGTTGGATGCTCACTGGATTGTTGGTGACATTAGTTCGGACGGTACATACTGCTACCTTTACTGCTTTACTCTAGGTTCGGCTGTCGCTACTGCCGGACTCAAGGCTCTAGCAGACGACTTGGGAACTCTACGAGTTCGTGCTACTGGACTTCTTTGAGGTGTTTGTTTGGCAACCATCCGTTTAAGCGAGTCTTGTAAGGTTCCAACCTTGAGACTACGAAACGGGGCAAAAGGGTTTATGGAAGTAACGAAGGTCGAAGACATTAAAATCTCGGCCTTCGTTGCTTCACATTACATCGGTGGTAAGAACTGCATAGTTAAATTTACTTCCGAGGATAGAGAGGATATTGAAAAATTACCTAGCCGTGAAAAGGCAATTCTTTCCAAGTACCTTAGACTCCCCGAAGAAGCATTGGCTAATGCTCTAGCCCCACTACCTCCTAAGAAAACAGTTCCGGAGAAGTTGAAGGCTACTGCAAAGAAGGCTACTACGAAGAAAACTGCACCTAAGAAAACTACTTCTAAGAAAGCAGTACCTAAGATTACCGAAGACGAGTAATTGCACAACCTTCATTAAGAAGAGGCAATTACCAAAGTTTAGGAAGTGAACTTATGTCCGATGTGAGTAGAAGCAGTGGAGTCCTTGGGGCAAGCGCAATAATTTCTAAGACTCAATGTAGATTGAAAAGCATTCACGCTAACATTGTTATTGCTAGCAATGCGGCAGTGACCATTAAAGTATTTGATGGACAAGATAATACTGGTACAGAAATTGCTAGAATTCACAATACGACTACGGGACAGTATAATCTAGAATATGACATGCATGGTGTGTTATGCACTGGAGGAATATTCTTAGAAGTCACAGAAGCCGGTTCTTCTACTGCACATGTTTCAGTAGAATTCAACTGAGGTGATTACTTGCCAGCATTAAACCACGACACTCGCTTGATTATGACTATCCTATTCGTAGGTACTGTTAGTGGAGCAAATGTCTTCTTCTACGCTAAATTTGGGTTGAACTTCCCATACACCATTCTAATGCATGGCGTATTGTTTGGGCTGATTACAGTAGGTGCTGTAATGGTAATGAAGGCATTATTTGATTTGGCTCTTAATGATAAGATTGAGATGTGGCTACTAGACAGAAGAATTACTGCCTATTGGCAAAGAATTGCTAAGGATGAACAGCAAAGAAAAAAGATGCAAGATTCTTTGAAGACATTCCAAGCCGAAAATCAAACTTCTAGAATCCCACAAATTTCTCCGCAATATGAAACTGAGGGCGTTTCAACAGATTTCTTAGCCACTCTACAGTGAGGTGGTTAAATGGTTCTAGGCGACTTAATGGGATTCTCCGAATCCGACTACGCATATAACCAAAGCAGGGCGCATTCTGCTGACATGTTTTTTATTAAAATGCGCTTTTGGTTTTGGGGTTCTTGTGCCACATTATCAGCACTTCTTATTGGCAACATAATGGGAGTCTTTGACCTCAACATTATGGGTTGGATGATAGAAAAGATAACAGATACTTGGGACCACATTACACATTAGGTGATTTTTTTGTCTGTATTAGCGGGTTTCGCAGTAGTTTGTATTGAGGCTACAGTAGCGTTTTACAAGAAAGTACATGCAATTAACTTTGGAATCTATGGTGCTACTATGGTAGGTAAGACTACTTTGCACCATCAACTAAGAACTAGAGGCGAAGTTCCGGAAATAAGAGAAAGAACTGTTGGCAAACAAAGGGCTAGTCGAAAAACAATAAAATTAGACGGCGATACTCATACTTTGAAAACTGCTGACATGGGCGGTGAAGCAATCTATTGGAGAGAATGGATGCAAGATATGAAGAATAGAAAGGTAAAGTATGTTATCTTTGTAATAGACCATAGACATTTAGACTCTACTGCCAATCTAGACCATCAATTAGCATGGAAATTTCTAGTAGATGCTATTTGTAGTGCTTCTTGGCCAAATGGTAAGAAGAAGAAAAACACTGACTACCCACTAGCCGTAGGTATTTGGGCTAACAAATATGACATTTGGGGAGATAAATACAAGGAAGATGTAGATATTTCTAACCATTCGATTTTCACTCCTTTTAAATATGGGATGCAACAGTTAAACGACAAGGGAATACCGACTTACAAGTACATTGTTTCTGCTAAATCACAGCCGGAAATGGTCTACAAGGGCGTTACTACAATGATAAAGGATTACTGATATTATGTGGCAAGATATACTAAAGCAAAATCCCATTTCTAATATAGTTATTAGAGGGAATAGTGTGACTGCTATATACCTAGACCCTAAAAGCAAAGAAAAATTAAAAATGAATGTTAATATTCATGGAGATTCTTTAGACGGTAATATTGTAGATAAAGAAGGAGTTCAATTAACAAGAGCCTTTGCCGAAAAAATAGACGATGATGTTTTTCAAGCAAGAGATGTTAGTACAAAAACTGAATTTATGAGAAGAGGATATGCTGAAAACCTATATCATTTGATTGCCTATGCTTTAAGCAACCAAAACTATGATTTTGTTGGAGATATTGGACAAAGCGGGGAAGCAGATAATATGTGGAATAAAAATTCAACTTATGGCTCATGGGATATTCCCGAATATATGTGATAAAGGATATTGATTATTATGTGGGAAGATATACTAAAGAAGCCCTTCCATATACTTGACGGGACTAAACTTGATACATACGATGAGGTTTTTCAAGGAGTTCAAATTAGAGGGGAAACTAGGCATTGGACATTTGATTTTGATGAAGCAGTAGAATATGCTTTTTTTGGTAGCGAACAAGAGAGTACTCCTAGAGATGATGGAAAGCCAAAGGTATTCCGAGCAATTCCTAGTAAAAAATTCTATTATTTGTTGGCTGATAAAGAATATGGGGAAGGTGGCATGGGTAGAGGCATAGAGCCAACCTTTGAATTAGGAGAAGATTACTTTAAAGATGCTACAAAGAAAAAAGTTCCTGATGAAAAGGTGATAGAATCTATGCGTAAAACAATAGAAGGGGATAGACTTCATGGTACAACAAGTGCTACTAGGGATAATGCAAAAGAACATTTTGAAGAAATGCTAAAGTATTTTTAAATAGAAACCTATACAAAGAAAAGAAAACGAGGAATAATTATGTTTCAACAGCCCAACCTAATCGCCAACAATCCTAGCATTGCTAGTTCTTTCTTGCCTCCTCTAATGAGCGCAAGAGCCGCAGGTCCAGTTTCCGAATATTCTTTCGTGCAGATTAAACCAAAGAAGATGCTGAAAGAAATTACCAAGGTACTCAATGCAGAAAAAAAGAAATTCTTATTCATCAAATATGGCTGGAAATTTAATTTAAAAGACCGTTGCGTTGTCTGCGGTGTTCATCATATTTGGGAGAGCGGAGATTACATGCGACCCCCTATCCCACTAAGCCATGTCACTAAAGGTAGGCCGATGAGAGGTACTTATTGCCCTAAACACGCTACACATCATAGACAAATGGAAATGCTACAACAGCAAATACTGGCAGACGAGCATGGCTTAGATTTTAAGGCATTCATTCCAAGACCAAAAATGCCCCAAGTTTTATCTAAGGGGCCACTTACCACCTTATCAAAGGCCGATGTTGTTTCGCTAGTGGGCGTAGGTTGGATAGTTACTCCTCCTACTCCGACTACGGATGAAAATAAACTAGAAGAAGTAATACGACTAACAAACGAAATAAGAATATCTAGCGAGCGATTGAATACTATAGTGACTAAAGGTGAGGAATAATGGGCGTATTTGGAACAAGTAATGGGGCAGTAATGGGCGCAGTACAAGCGCAAAATGACACGCAGTTTAAGACTGTAAATAACCTGCTTTCTCTACAAGAAAACCATGTGGAAGAATTCTTTCAATATCACGGAGAACAGTTTTTATCTAGTTTAGAGCAATTGATGGAAGATGTAATTGACAGAAGTGTTAGTAGAATGCTAACTAAATTAGAGTTTCGTCAAGATTCTACTACTGGAAATATGAAAGTTAGTAGTGATAGCCTACGAGAATATGAGCAAATTACTCAAGAGAATATCGCTTTAGATATGAATGCTATCTTGAATTCTGCAATAAATAGTGAAATTATTAATCAAAGAAAAATGGCAAAACAACAATATCTTGAATCTCAAGGATTTAGTGGGGCTTCTAATCCCTCACATGGAATGCCACAACAACCAATTCAACAAGGAGCCTATGGCACTACTGGATTGGCTATGAATAATGGCAGTGGCTATCCTATACCTCCTAGTGGAAATGATAATTATGGAAGGCCTTACTGGATTGACCCTACAAATGGACAGATGAGTTATGAACCTCCACAAAGCGGTCTACATTTAGCCCAAAAAGCGCAGAAATTAGCGGCTTGGGGCAAGTGGTTAATGTGAAGGTGATTTACATTGGTCAACTTCAAACTGAATCGCACAACAACTTATAATTTAAATAAGGATACTTTAGAAAAGGATATTGTAGAACTTGTTTTTGATGAACATTTATCAACAGATTCTAAAATTTTAGATGATTTGGATTCGTTGGATGGAACAGAAGAAAATTTTCAAGAATTTGTTGATAAATTACAAGAGATAATAGTTCCTTTAGAACAAAGAACTATTGCTGATATTGTTAATGATGAATCGTATAATTTGAAGAATAGATTGATAATTGATTACTCTAAAAAAGAAACCGATAAAACTCCGATAATTCCAAGTCTACTTAATTATTCAATAAAGGATTTAGAGGCTCCTAATTTACTGAAAAGAGTTTCCGGCTTCGGCTCTTTTTCCGAGTTTAGAAAGCCTACAGATAAAGATATAGATGAAGCAAAGGAACTGGATGATGAGCAAATATCTAAATTACAAGATAGAGTCTATGTTCGTTTAGGCAAACTTCTCTTAGATGCAATAGACGCTAAATTGGAAGAGGCTGAAAGTAAATTTACAGAAGAGAAATTCTTCGAGGGAGAAAAATTCACTCTAGAAATAGACTTGGAAGAAAAATCACAAGTGCTTAGAGAACAAGGAATTGCAGAAATTGTTAGGGTCGGTACTGATACAGAAAGAGTAAAGGCACTTGTTAGTTTAGAAGATAAGGATGCATTAGGCGAAGCCGTTAAAGAATTATTTTCCGATGAAATTAAATCTAGGAAAAAAACCGATACTGAAATATTTTTAAGTTTAGATTTTGATGCAGGAGTTATTGCTAAAATCATTCTTCTCATTATGCCATCTGTTTTAGATTTAGATATTTCTAATAATTTGAAATTGACATTGGATTTTAAAAGTAAGGGTGAGAGACAAGTAATCGGAGAAAAATCTCACGATTTCATCACAGAAGGGGTGAAGAACTTAGTAGAGAATGTTAAATCTGTTAAGCCTAGAAGGACTGTAGAAGATTTGAAAATAGATATTCTTAGTACATATGAAGAACTATCTCTAGTCAATAAAAAGAGGAAGGATGGTCTTCTTGATGATGAAGATTTAAAGGAAGCAAAGAAGTTGTATAAGGAACTAAACTCCCTAGATACTCAATGGAAAGACCGACAACGGATACCTATGGCTGAAGCAGAAGCGGAGAAAACTAAGACTGCTGTAGTTAAACAAAAGAAGTTTATGTCTGCTGGATTTACTGGTGCTATTGAAAGAGATGTTATAGATAATATCAAAGCAAAGAATGAAGTTATGATTGAAATAGCCCACCAATATACTGAACTAAAATTCACACAAATGGCTAATCTAAAAGTAAAAGGTAAAGGTGACGATAGAGTAGGGCAATTCACCCCTACAGAAAGACCTCTCCTATATGGAAAAAGGGTAAAGATAGGCAAAAAAACAAGAATAGAAACCAAAGAAGAATACGCTGAAAGAATGGCTAGTTATGGTTTGTCCCATCTCCGCTTAATGAAAGATGAGGTAAGGACACAACAAGTATTTGTCTCGGATTTCATAAGTGATATACTAGGAAACTTTGACGATTTAGAAGAAGAACTTGCTGAATTAAAAGAGAAGGTGATATAATGCCAGTAGCATCCTCCCCCAGTGACTATACTTCAATTAACCCAAACTATGCTACAGGACAAGGTTTCTACACAGATATAGCCGCAGTTTCTGACCTACTACAAGTCACTCCTTTCACCTCCGGTACTAATCCTTCTGCCGCACAAGTCGGCTCCATTATTAAAAGAATAGAAGGGATGGTAGATGAAAAAATTAACCGTTCTTTTAGACCCATTATTTGGAAGAATGAGTTTAAAGATTTTGAATTTACTAGGAGTCCTATTGCTTCTTATTATGGTGGATATGTGGGTTTTATACAACTACAACAGATGAAGATTAGAAAGATTGTAAGCCTTAGAGTTTGGGAAGGTAATGACTATCGAGAATTAGCCTCGGCTCAAGGGTCCATTACCCTCTTAGACAACTTTAGAGATATACACTCTATTATTTTCCAACTACCTAACGGTGGAGTTTCTTTTGAATTACTAGCAGAAAATGATGTTTCCGCACTAGCAAACGATGAGTTTTGTACTACCTTCGGAATAAAGACCACTAACAATGAAATTGTTGATTTGATTAATGAGAAATTTCCCTCGAATACCTCTCAATTTACAGGAGCAACTGCTTCAAAAGAATTAGAAACTAGTAATCTAAATATTTCGGATTTCTTCTTTTCACAAAAAGACGACCAAGATGGTACTAAGGTCTTAATTTCATCTTTATTATCGGGAGATGATGGAGCAGGTTGCACACTAAAGGCTACTATTCAACAGTCTTGTACTACTAGTAACTCCAGCACTAGTTTGACTGTAGCCGATTCTAGTAAATTAGCAGTAGATATGGAAGTCACAGGAACTAATATCCCTGCCTCTACTACTATTTCTTCTATTGATAGTGGAACTACCGTCACTCTTTCCAAAGCCGCTACTGGTTCTGCCTCAAGTACACTAACCTTTACCACTACCAATGAAATCCCCACAGTCTGTTCTATTGTACCTTTTACTGACAAAGAAGATATGAAGCGTTTAGGAGACTTTTGGATGATGAGCGACGATGGAAGAATTTTCTTTTTGAAGAAGTATCCTTATCATAACAAGAACTCAATCATTGTTTCTTATGTTGCTGGTGATGGAAGAGTACCTTCTACAGTTCACGAAGCCACTACTAAATTAGTTGCGGCAGAAATTCTACGACATGACGACCAAACAATAATGATTGCTGAAACTGGAGCAAACATATCAGCGAAGGAGAAGTACGATTTACTTCGTACAGAAGGGATGGCTCTTATTGATGGTAAGAAAGACTTAGTGTATATGTTGGATTGATATGTGGAAAAAAATATTAAAAAATAACAGTGGTGGTAAAACCCACATTCCTTATCACACTAAAGTAGAATTTATGAATGGTTTGTATCGGGAACTTGTTGATACAATAGAAAGAAAGGAAGGACTTGAAGGTTTTGAGTTCAGCAATGGAATGATTTATTTTCCTAATTACATATTGAGTTTTAACCCAAATGTTGGCCGTCATAATGACGACTTTATATCAAAACCATTTGAAGAAATACAAATAACATTAGATGTAGATTGGTATGATTTGTGGTACAGAGGGTTTGAAGACGAAATAAATGAAATTGCTGATAATTTTGGCGAAGAATACAGATTAAAAGCAGAAGACCAAGGCGTTTATCCTGTCTATGAATACAATGCAGGTTCTCACAATAAAGAAAACGGTACAATTAGTGTGTTTTCAAAAACCTCTAATTCATTCATTGAGTCTTTAATTAAAAACATTCATAAAAAAATAGAAAGTAGATTTGACGGAAGGGATTGATATGTTGAAGATTACTGAAACCCTAAACTCTTTGATAGATAAACACAAAGAGCGTCAATTAGAAATGGAAAGGGTTTCTACTATTCTAGGAATCGACATTTCTTTCTCGGATGAAGAATTGGCTAGGTTCATCGAAGAGGATTTAGAAAGGGCTATCTCTCAATCAATAATGGAGGGAATGGTCTATGGATGAGGTCACTCTAATTCTAGATTTGCTGGATAATAATTGGTCTGCTTCTGCTACTGCTTTGAATCAAGCAGGTACTATTCCAGTAGCATTACCTAAGCCAAACCTAATTGATGTTAGAACTTTAGAAAAAGGACAGGGTGCTAGATATGACCTTTCTAGCAAAGATGTTATCATAGTTTTTGAAGATGGTAACACCATAGAATATCCTACGGTTCTTTATGATGTTCGCAATGAAACCTATACTTTCACTTTACACCTTCGTTGTATTCACGACGAGAGAGCCGTTGGTACTTCGTTCACAAGTTCGGGAGGGGCATATACAACCAGCAGTACCAACATGACCCTTACTTCAACTACGGGTATTGCTGTAGGCATGGAGGTCACAGGTACAGGAATCCCAGATGGCACAACAGTATCCAGTATCACGAATAGCACTACTCTTGTTCTATCGGCTACACCAACTAAAGCAAGAACTGGGCAGTCGATTAAGTTTAATTCAAGAGATTCTAATTACGGAAGAGATAGGTTAAGGTCTTTATACTTGATACTTCGTCATGCACTTGAGAGCAAACGACGGGGTTATACTGCAAGCGATGGTTCATGCTTTAGTTTATTGGAAGTTGGAAATCGAAGCGAAGCAAATGACAGAAAGAAACGACTCTTTGGATATAAAGTGACATTAACGGCAAAGAGATACGCACAGACAATCCCCTAGTAAGTTTGTAAAAGGGAGAGGGATTTTATGACGAACAATAATATATTTTTAGGAAGCGGTGCATCGGTGACATTTGTCCCCGAAGTTGATTTTACATTTAGAAGCAATGGAAATGTGACTGATAGTGGAACTACGGTCACTCTAAATACGGAAAATGTTGACACAGGTAAATTCCTTTTCGTGAATAATCTCTACCAAGGTTGTACTTTAGAGTACTACGCTGGAGGCCGTACTGCTAATCCAGCCTCTTCTTCTGCTAGTGGTACATTAGGAAGTGCCACTGTCACAACTGCTGGAACTCAAGTCACTGCGGCTCAAGCAATTATAGAAAATGCCGCAATCACTGGCCTTGGAAGCATGTCTTCTACTGGAGCAGAAGTTCACCTATCTCCTTCTGCTCATTCTACAGAACTTACCTTTGCCGCCGCAGATGGTGACGGACAAAATTATGGTGCGGGAGTTATTACAATCCAAAGAGCAAGTGCGGCGGGTGATTCACCGTTTGGTATTTTATTTGATGCGGCGGGAGACTCTGTTGCTAGTGATGCTGGTTTTGATGAATTTGTAGAAGTAAGTATTGCTAATTCTGCTACTGCTATCCAATGTGCTGTAGCAGTTCAAACAGCACTAAATGGTGCGGGTGGGCTTACTATTACTAGAAGCGGTGCTGTATTAACCATCACTAATAATACAGGTGGATATGTTGGCAGTGGTACTATGGCAGTGGCCACCGGCGGAGATAATAGCGGGGACTTTGTAAGTATTGGGAGTGATGTTGACGGTGGAGTAGTTTCACTAGGAGATGCTACTATTATTAATGCTGGTTCTAGCGTTTCGGGAGCAGATAGTCTTACTTTGTCTGTTGCTGGTACTAATCCAGTTATTGCCTTTACTACTACTGGGGCTGGAGATGTTGTGACTTCTCCTACTTCAATCCATAGAATAATCTCGAACACTTCTACCAGTTTTACATTTTCTCCAGCAATTACTACTACAGTTAGTGCCTCTGCTGACTTTTTCGTACTAAAGAGATATGGCGCACCATTACCTGCTCCAGCAACTTCGTCGGTCAAGCGTCTAGCGGCAGACAATTGGTTAGGTGTTGTTGATTCACTAACTTTCCCCGAAAATGAAATAGAAAATAAACAAGTCAATCTTATGGTTGGTGGTTCTAGAAACTACACATACCAATACAAAGGAATCGAAACCGCAGGGGCTACTGATTTAGGAGTCATGGCAAATCACGGTGCTTGGCTTTACTATTTCTTTGGTAAGGCTACTGTTAGTGCTACTTTGGATGCTACTGATAATGCCGCTAGCGATATAGCGGCTGATGTTGCTGACAAGTTTTATCTAAACCCCGACAGAAGTTCAACAGGAAACCATAGACAGGCTCCACTATTCTATCGCTCTATTGGTACTATCCTCACTCCTCCTGTTTCTGCTTTAGACGACCAACATACTGACTTAGATGAATTGACTGCTCCTACAGGAACGGCCACTTCTATCACTAATCCAATCACTTACACAATGACAGAAGAGGATGGAGATAATCTACCATCGTTCTCTTTAGAACAATCCTTTTCTAAACTCTCATCTAGCAATACCTACAGAACTGAAACAGGTGACGCTGATGAAACAGAAAACTTTGTTAGAATTGCTAGAGGAAACCGAGTCAATACTCTCAACCTCACTGCTAACGAAAACGAAGAACTCAAGATGAGTATGAACTGCATGGTTCGTTCAATTCACAACTTAGAAAAGACTGAATCTTATGAGGCTAGAAGGGGAGTCACTGATGAAACTTCATTCATCAACTATGATTCTACTGATTCTTTCCGAGAACCTTTCTTCTTTTCCGATGGACAAATTAAGATGTTCGGACAATCGTTCTTGAAGATTACTAGTTTCAGCCTAGCCATGAATAATACACTTACTGATAAGCGATTCATTGGAATTGGAAGTCGAGGAGTTAAGGATGCTATTCCAGCACAAAGAACTTACGAAATGACTTTCAGTGCTATGGTCACTGATGATGCAATGTATAATGAACTAGTCAATACTTCCGAAACTACAGATAGCCAAGTTGAGTTAGTTTTCACAAAGGGCAACGGAGAAAAGATTACTCTCAAGTTTAGCAACTATTTCCTAACTTCTAACTCTTGGCCTATGCCGGAAGACAAAGGAGCAGTGACTATTGAAGGCACTATCCAAGCAAGAAGTTTGCATACTTGTGAGGTCATAACACATTGGATTTTACAAGGATGATTATATTCCACCAACACCGTTTGTTTGTTTGTTGGTTTTGAAGGTGGAGAAAACTATGGAGAAAAATACCGTAAAAAATAAGAGTGTATTATTTGCACTACAAGAAGAGAAGTGTCACGAATTAAGAGTGTCACCGGAAAGCGACGAATACCTTAAGGTTTGGATTAGAGAACCTACATGGCTAGAAGTAGAACAGGCTATGACTTCTCTAATGAACATTGATGCCAAGACACAAAGTTTTGATATTGACCTAAATGGAATGTATCGCTACCTAGTAGAGAAGTTTGTTGTTCGCACAGAACCAACTCTATCTACTCTAGAACTAATTAGACTCACGCCATATATTGGCTCACAACTGAAAGAAGTGCTACCTAATCCAATGGAAGCACTAGCAGAGGATTCAGCAAAAAACGAAGAGTGAGAGATGCCCTTAATGGTAGGAGTAAAGACCCTGCTATGGCATCTCTCTTAATCACCTATACATTGTCCAGCGCATTATCAATAAGCCCCTTAGAAGTGATGCAAATGCCAGCAAGTATGGTGATGGACTTTTTGTATATACACAGAAATGTAGAAGAACTTAAAGCCGAAGCCATGAACAAGGAAATGAATAAGGTGAAGTGATAACATGGCTGAATTAAATTTGGAAAAAATCAACAACAATATGTATGGTTTAGTCCAAATTCAAAAAGAAATGCTTACTATTCTAAGAGCATCTAGTACTGCTATGAAAGCACAAAGCAAAGCAGTGGAAACTTTGGGGGAATCTGCTAAAAAAACTACTAAAGATGTTGCAGAAGTAGAAACAATACTTACTAGATTTATTGGTAGTGCGGAAAAGGGTTTTTTAAGAAGAACTAGCGGCCCTGCTGGTATTTTCCACAAGTTAATGTACGGAGTCCCCGGATATTTCATCTTTAAAAATCGTATGGATACCATGTTATCCGGTATTGATACATTCATTGCCAAGCCCTTAGCAGGGGGGAAGAAAGAGGGTTTTATTGGTTCTGTTCTCTATGGAGTTGGGGGTTCTTTTAGGAAATCTAAAGAGCAAATAGAAACTGTAATGGAACTGGCAAAAGGCCCTAATAAGATGCAAGGCCCTGCATTTCAAACTAGAAAGGATAGATTGTTAGGTCTTTCTCCCAAAGGTCCGGCAGACTTAACCTTAAAGAAATTTTTTACTCAATCTAAATTATTATCTTTTATTTCTAAGAGTTCAATTGCTGTTAAAAAAGAACTCAAAAATAAAAAGAAGTTGTCACGATATACTTCGTGGTTGGGTAGTAAGTCAGTTTCCATGTATAAAAGATTAGATAAGGTGTCTAAAAAAGCAGGTATGTTTTTCACCGTTTCCTTACTTGTAATAGGAAAGGCGTTAGCCATAGGATTACTTGTAATTCTCGGCGTATATGCCGTCGTTAAACTTGCTAAATATTTAGGGGTGACTGGAGAGGGATTAATGAAGTGGGCTGAGAACATTTTAGCAGTATCAATGGTAGGTCTTCGTACAATAGGGAGAGGATTAGGTACTGTTATTGACGGCTTGACTTTGATGTATGAGGCTATTTTTGAAGACGGTAGTTTTTCCGACTTACTGAGTGGTTTTGTTACCACTCTTAACGGCCTATTAGAAATGGCAGTAGGCCTACTAATTATTTTATTATCTCCTGCCTTGGCTGGAATAATGACCATATTGGGTCAAGAAATAGATGATATAAAATACTCTTTTGGGAATCAATTAAATAAAATAGCATTTACTATCATGGCTATAGGAGCCTTAATTGCGTTGTTTCCTATACTCGCTTTAGGTGTAATATCATTACCAGCCATTCTTGCTGGTATTATTGTGGCGGCAATAGGGGCTATTATTTTGGCAATAAACCCATTCGCTAACGGCGGTGTGACTAAGAGCGGCCTCTCCTTAGTTGGAGAAAGAGGACCGGAACTAGTAAGACTACCAAAGGGAAGCCGAGTACATTCTAATCAAGAATCTAGAAAGATGGTTAGCAGTGGAGGAAATAACATCACCGTCAATATTAACGGTAGGGTTGGGTCTTCCGACAGTGAATTAAGAATTATAGCACAGAAGGTTGGTAAGATGATTAACAAAGAAATCAACAGAACGACTTCCTCTAGAAGTTTAGGAGCATGATAATATGAGCGCATTAGACCATGTAGTATTCTTGAAATTCGGGGCATACCGAACTGACGACTTATCTATCAATACCATTCCTTTGAAGGTCACTAGTCTTAGCATCAGTACTAACAAGACAATTCCTTCTATCGAAGTTCCTCTATCGGGAGCGTTATCCGGAGAATCAGTAACCGCCGCTCTAGACTTGGGTATGGCTTCTAAAAGCGTGAGTCTACAAGGTTTCATCACAGAACAGGCTATCAATAAAAAATGGAATGGGCTGGCTACAGAAGATGAAGGCCCTAGGATTTACACTCCAATTGAAATAGCACAAATGATTCATTCTAGTGTAGACTCTACTGGATTACAAACATTCCAATCTATCAACGAACTAGTATTTCTATATGATTCTAAGGTAGGGGCAGACGGCAACGCTAGAACTGCTACCACTATTCCATTCAACTACGCTTCTAGAGGGGAAGGTGGTAAGTTAGACAACTACGGAACTGTTGGTAGAGTAGTCAGTGACTTTCCTACTTCTAGTACTTCCGAGGGAATGAAAGGATTCATTAGAAGTTTTGAATCTACAATAGACTCGGAAACTATTGATGTGGGTTTTAGTATGCAGTTTGAAATTGCAGAAGTATTCCCAAGTGGAAAGGTTGCTACCAAGTTAGCCGACGCTCTTTCTTGAGGTGAAATTATGTATCGAGTATTAACAGGAAAGCAAAGAAGTTTAGTCTTCCCTGTAATGTGTAATGGTCATGTGAAAATAGACTATTATGATAATATTGCGATAGGAGCAGATTCTAGCATTGGTAGTAGTGATGATGTAGTGTATGGGCCTTGGTCTTTAGACGACGCTTTTACTATCGAGGCTACTGTGACACCATACGACTTAAACGGATACGGTAGGCATAGTGTAGGAGCCTTAAATTATGTATCAACAGACTCCGGAAAGGTAATGCCAGCAATTGACAAAGATGTGACTCAAACAGATTATGTTTCTCATTACTATTTGGCTGAAACTGCAAAACACACACATGAGATGAGAATATTCCATAGTAGTAAGGTGCAACTTTCTTTGATAAATACTACTTTGCATAATGAAAACCAACCGGCAGAATACAAGATTAAATTTTCTGTTACACTGGGTACTACTACTCAAAGTCTAGAAACTTCTGCATTAATTTTGCCTTCTAGTGGAATTAATTGGCCGCTTGGTAGTCACACACAAGTCTCGTATGCTAAAGGTATTTTTGACTCCAATGGTAAATACAGTCATGTCTATGCTAGAACAACAAAATCTAGTGGGAATAGTGGGACTACTTTGACCTTTATTTCCACTGCAAACAATATACTACACGAAGGCCAAGAACTATTCATAAAGAATGGATTTGGTTTTACTTCCATAGGAAAGGTTGCCGCCACTCCATCGTCTTCTTCCGGAGATTCTTTTGCAGTGACTTTGGATACTTCTCAATCTACTGCACTAAATTCAACAGACCTCTATATCAAAGCACCAATGAATCCATCTTATGTTGATGGGCTATTTCACATAGCCGCTACTTATGATTCGGATAGCAAAGTAATGGCAATTTATTTTAATAATAGTGAAGTGGCAAGTGCTACCCATTCGGGGAGTGGGACATTTGCTATGGATAAAGAAGATTTATTTTTGGGTGCTAATGGTAGCGGGGCTACTGGTACAAATAGTGCGACCACTAACAAGCAATTTATGGGAGAGTTTCACGAATTTGCTATGAGTAGGGGGGCTAGAAATAAATTCAATGTCAATAATTTAACCCCTAGATTTGCAGACACAGTACTTTACTTTAGATTCGAGGAGATAGACCAATGACAGTATATGCTATGCGTAAGGGTACTGCAATAAATCCTACTGTGGAAGCCACTCTAGGAAACGCAGGTAACAATGTCAATTTCGATTGCCCTACGAATCCTATTATTCACGATACGCTTACTTGTACTGATACCCATAGAATGTTCACTTACATATCTACTGATGATTCTAATAATGACATTTTCGTTCAGCAATTACAAGGTTCGGATTCTGCCGGTACACAATATTCCAATTTAGAAAATACCGAGGGGTACAAAATAAAGTGCTATGATAGCATTACTGAAGAAGGCATTCGCCTAAATTCTACTGATAATGGCTATAATCACTATGTATTGATAAACTCGGATAGTGGATTAACTCACCACTTTGCTAGAATTACACAATTTACTACTGATGATGTTGCAGGGGATAGTTTTGAATTTGAGCCGAGACTAGGTTCTTCTATTACCAAGGACACTAAATTCATGGTATTTAGAGGAGATGATGAGGATGAATCTACTATAGTGGCGGTGAGTAGTGGTGTTCTTGCTACTGAAATTACTGCGGGTAGCACTACCTACAGAATGAATAAATCATTGCTATGTTCTAAACCCCTATTTTACTTTCACAATTCTAGACTAGATAAGAAGAATCAACTTGACCACAATAAAAAATATTATGTCAAATATGCTTCTTCTCAAATGGGCAGTGCTACCATTAGTTCATTTGTGACAAACACATTTATTACTTCTCAAGACTATGGTTTTTCTGTTAAAGACTACAGTAAGTTTAACATTAAAACTGCGCTTGTTGACAATTTAAAGGTACTAGACGACCCCAGTACTAGCAGTTATACTAGCACCAAACAGACTTCTAATGAAGGATTGACATTAGTGAATAATGACTTCACAGATTATGATGAATCGTTTTACCATGCTAGGCGTGACGACAACAATGTGAAATCCGCTCTCAATCTAGTTGGCCCATATCGGTATCTTCACTACGGCTATTCTCCCGAAACAGCCAACGAAGTCCCTATGGTTATTAGCACCAATTTGAAAGAATCATTTGGCGGGAGGGGGGGTTATGCGGAGTCAAGAATTGTAGACACCTCCCGAATCATGTCCTCAAAGGTAGGAGAGTTTGAGGCTTTTAGAGTTCGACAGCAACAGCATAGGGGTGAGTTCTTTGAATGGTTCCCCCTCAAGGCGACAGTGAAGGCAAATGTCACAGGAAATGAGTACACATTTACTACAGAAGAAGGATATGATTTAGCGAATTTGTTATCATTAGATGATGAAATATTAGTAGGGTCTAGAGTAGTAAGAGTTGATACAATTGATGCTTTCAATGCTAGTGCATTTACACAAGATATTACTTTCACTACTAGTTCTAGATTAGACACAGAAAGTTCCTTCTCTACCTCTTCCTATACACTAAGCGCAGGTGATAGATTATATCGTAGAGCCTTTAGTTCATCTAAGAGCAATCTACTCACTACCTTTCCTTTCATTGAAGGAAGAGAAAGTCAACTAAAAATAGTTTTCTTGGATAAGAATTATGCAGGACTTGAAGCGACTGTAACGAGTTCAAATAAAGACCAAAAGTTTCTAACTCTATCCTTCAATAACTCAATAGGTAAAAAATACAATGTTGCTTACACTTCTTTGGAATATGTCTCCGGACAATATATCATTGAAGTAGAGAGATTCAACGGAGAAATAGAACAAATAGAAATAGACAAAAATATGGGTATGAGTACTATGACTATTTCCGGTAGGGATAACTATTCAAAACTAATTTCTCCAATAGTAAATCGTAATTCTAATTTTTCGGAGGATATTATCTATTCAACTAGAAGTCCACACAATAAGTTAGAACTTGTCGGGGTTTTGGACAGTGGGGGAGATTTAACTTTTAACAATAAAACCTTTGCTATCACTAATTTTAGTACTGGTTTAGTAAATAAAAAACTATTTGTAAAATACACAAATGGTGTAGTAGCGTACATAGGAGAGGGAGCGACCACAACACTAAACTTTCCATCAATAGGAAAAACTACAATATCTTTGAAAAATTTACCATTGGCGGAAGCAATGAGTACTGATACTGTCAATGAAATACAACTATGGAAAGAAGTAGAAACAAATTATATTCTAAATAAAGCCCTATCTGCTAACAATAAACTACCCACCTTTGCTACTAGCCTAGGGGGAAATAGTGACAAGGGATTACTTTTCAACAGTGGCGAAAAACTAGACGGTACTCTACTGAGTGGGAGTACTACTTCTAGAACTTCCGGAGTTGATAGCAATGCCGTTGGATTTCATATACAACACCCCTCTTCTATAGGAAAGGAAGAAGCGTTCCAAGCCAAACTAAGTGATGGAGGTACAAATTATGAAACCTTTGAAACAGTCAATACCTTGATTGATTTTACTGTTTTGAACACCTCTACTGTAGATGGAAAAACCACCATAGAATTAGCCCCTTACTTCCCTGTAACTTTAGGAAGAGTAGACCATAATGATAGCGATACTTACGATACCACATTAACCACAATAGGTGTTACTACTAGTAGTGGTAGTGGTTTTGATGTTGATGGTAACAAATACCTAGACATTAACCCGTCCAATACTTCTACTATCAAGACAGTGGCAGATGTAGGGTTGCCTATTTATTTGAGTTCTGTATTTGTAGGATATTGTACTCAAGTAGTATGCTATAATACAGTTTCAAGTGGGGTAGATACTTGGAGAGTTTTCTTAGATAGGGCAGTAAATAATTTCAGTTCGGGTGAAACCATTTCTACATTAGGGTTCACAACTACAGCAAATAATCAGTATTCCGGAAAAAATACTCACAATTTGTACCTAGTGAATGGAGAGCATTTACATGGGGGTAAGATGATAACTCTATTGAATTCTCAATATGGAATTGAAGCAGGAGTTGATTATGGGGCTGATGATATGCAGAAGCCAACCTACTACAATTATCTTAGACCAACTACAGCACTAACTCACGAATTGGTCGAAACCTATGTTGAAAAATATGGAGTTCCTCTTTACAAAATAAACCACATAGAGAAAGGAATTTTTAATAGAAAAACACAAGTGATTGCTAGTAAATATCACACTACTGATGTTAGTACCGCAGAAAAGGAAGAGGTTGGTAGGGCTTCCGATGCTAATTACTATGATGGTAGTAGTTCGGTTCAATACTATGCTTCGTCCTACAAAATGAATCAAGGAAGAAGTTCTACCGCCTTAGAAAAAATACCTAGTAGATTTAGAGAAACTTCTCATTTACACTTGCCAGTTGAGGAGAGGGGATATTTCCCTGCTAGTGGTTCACTATTTTGGGATTATGTGGTACATGAAGCAGGTCACTCTAGAGATAAAGTTTTTACTTCACACGACTCTACATTAGGTGGTAGAATTAAATCTAACTTTTACATTAAAGATTTCTTGGAACAGTTAGACCCTAAAGCCGCTAGACTTTTCCTATTTGCGACTTCGGATTTATTACCGTATAGTAAATTGAGAGATGATAGTCTGTTCTACTCTAATAGGGATTTGAAAAACTTTAGTCTGTATTTGTTGAACAAACCAACAGAAGATACTACTTCCGATAAACATTCTAAGTATGGAGGTTCTGGAAAGGCAAAGAAATACCTAGACAATGATTATGATACGGCTAACATCTTAGAATACGATGTAGAAGACATTACCAAAATGACTACTTTTGGTTTAATGAGATTAACTGAGTTAGTTTTCGATTCAACTATGAATCAAATAAACCCCGAACACCTTCCAAACAAAACAAAAACAATGAGAATCTTCAATTATCACTTTTATGAATTTACAGATTTAGGAACGACTTTTGGCTTTAGAGATTCCGACGATGCTATACTCACTACTTCAGATGTGAGTTCTTCCCTAAGTGCAAATGACATTATTTGTGACAGCGATGGAAATATGATTGGGGAAGTTTCTAGTGTTTCGACCACTACAATAACGCTAAAGAATTTGTATCATGGGGATTCTACTAGAAAGATAGTAAAGACAACTAGTTCGGGAGGAATTGCTACAGGTAATTTATTCAAGGCAGTTAAACGGCAAGCCATATTTAGAGGACATGGAGATAGTAAGGGGGCTTCCGAGTTTGATTCTAGTATTCATCCTTTGATTTCAATACTTCACGGTGGTAAGTTTGAAAATGATACTTCTACGACAGAGATAGGAGGCGCACTAAACGGACTCACTGCTACTAGCAATCACCATAGTCATTTAATCCTACCAATGACTCAAGGTAGTTCTAGTAATAATGCTCCGTTCATCGACAACTCTGCTGTGACGGGGCATTCTAGTCTATTATTAAAACACTATAATTCTCTTTTAGACGCTACTGTCAATGCTACCACTCCTTCTCAATTCCTAAGATATGGGTTTATGGGAGTAGTATTAGATAGATTCGACACGGAAGATGGCTCAATTCTATCGGAGTCGGGAACAGTAACTCCGCCAATCAACAACGCCCATTTAAGAGAATATCCAAATGGAACTTTGCTAAATTATGGATTTACAGTAAGACCTAATCTATTTGACAATCCAATAGGAACCGTAAGAGGTGGCAATAGTAGTCTAGAATCTACAACGACTAGCGACGGAGAAGGGGTCTATATGGGATTCAAACTTAGAATTAAACTACCTAGTAGTGCTTCTGTAAGAGGACCATCGGGAACTACCTTGTATAAATACACATTAAATTCCAGTGACTATCCATATTTAGATTTCATTAAAGACTTAACAGGATGCTATTTAGTATCGGAAAAGGGGATAGAATACGGAACTGGCACTACCATTACACAAACAGTGGACTTAGATACACAACAACCCGCAATAAACAACACATCCCCTTCTTCAATGGGTTATGTAGTGACCCATGAAATAGACAGTGGTAGTTCTACTAAAAGACATATAGTACTAAGTGATGTTAATTTGCCTACGGGATACTATAGGGTTATGCAACCTAATGAAACTTGTACTTACGAATATACTCCTAGTAAAATTAAAATAAACACTTTATCATCGGAATATACTAAGATGCCATATAAGAATGAAACCTATAGTACAATTAAAGACTATTTGATAAAGGGTGAAAACTCCCCTAAGAGAAGCCTAACATATAGCACTGGTACTGCAATAGAAAACATGGGACATAACGAAGGAGTGTTGTCTATGTATTGTACTGTAGACTTAGATGGAAAGGTGGTCAGTGGTACAAAGGAACATGTTGTGTCTAGAAGCCCGCTATTGGCTTTATATCAATTCGCTGATATAGAAACTAAGAAGGCAGAAATACCTTCGACACTATGTATCAGCGACGGTAATACCGCTTTCAAAACCTCAACTGAAATAGATTGGTTAGGGACTGGAGATGGTGACATTGTAGGAAGGGGTCTTGCCATTACCTTTGGGAAACATAAGTTGACTAAAGGCATAGTTTCATTATCGGATACCATTACTATCACCACGAATAAGAACCTAAAAGGTAAGCCAGTTAGGGCAGTCATAGGTACTGGAGTTACTATTGGTGAAGAAACAGAAACTCTCATCAATAATCTCTTTGAAGAAAATGACATAGAATTTACTACTGGCTACTCCGACGACTACCCCTTAATTGTAGCACCTAATCTAAAAGGAACTGATTTATTTTCAGCAATTAACTATCTAATTGAAAAGAAAAATAAAAGATTGATTTATGACAATAATAAATTTTCAATCAAGGACCAAAAGGATTCAGCATTTTCACCTAAGATAACAATTACAGATGCAAAAAACGAATTACAAATTGTGAACTTTAGCCAATCTGATGTTCTCTTTGACTTCTACAATGAAGTTAGAGTTTATTCTAACGATAAAATAGCAGTTAGAAAGAACGGAAGTAGTATTCGTGAAAGAGGAAGAAAGGTATTGGAAATTAACGACAATAGCCTATCTACTCAACAGGAAGTAGACGATAGGGCGTATAACCTATTAAGATTACATTCCAGTTCTAACAAGAAGATTTCTTTGGAACTAGGTCATAGGAATTTAGGACAAGTAAGACCATCGGATATTATAGGACTTGAACTATTACAAGAAGGAATTGCATACTCTAAATATGTAATTTTAGAAATGGAACATACTCAAATTGGTACTATCAAATTAGAACTTGGTAAATTCACTAAAGGCTTAACGGATAGGTTTGCTGAAATTTTGAAGAATACTAAAAAGATAGAGGCTCAATCAAGAAGCGATTCTTTCGATAATGTTCGTACATCTAAAGATTTCTTTGAGAAGATAAGCCTAACAGAAAGAAAAATCGTTGTCAAGAAAAGGGCTAATGCAAGCGCAAACTCTTTCAATCTTGGGTTTGAGCAGACACTAGGCTTCGACCTAAATTTAGGTCTATCGGCTGGCGGAAATACCCTTGAAACAATACTGGAGGATGAATTTTGATAGTAGATTCCGTTAGAGAAAACATTGCCTTGCATTTGAAAAACACATTTACAAAGGCTAGGGTGGGAGTGGGTGGTAACTCTACCAATCCGGCATCTATTAACCTAGATGTACCCATATACGATATTTCTGCTTCTTCTACTACTAGTGACGGGAACATTGTAGATTTCAAATTCACTCTCTTGGGTTCCTCCGTTGCTGGATACACAATAAGAGAAATAGGAATTTTCAATAGCGGATACACAGAAATGTTGTCTAGAGTTACATTCGATGGAATAGGGCCATTTACTTCCGGAGAAGAAATTGATTTTTACATTAGCATAGAGGTTGAGTGATATGACAGACAGCAGAAACATAGGACAGTACAGTAGATTTCATTCTAACCCCGCAGGTAGTGGCTTAGTTGATGGCGTAGATTTCCCGCATAGTGGTTTGCTCAAGGCATTATCGGTAGGGTTGCAGAATAGTTATGCCATTCTAAACGGAACTACAGCAGACGCAACTAAAAATTTTAGCATAGTACAGACAGACTCTAGCGGAAATACGCAATTCTTAGTGAGGGCAGGTAAGGTCATTAGAGATGGAAAACTAATGCCAGAAATCGCTACTGCTACTTTCACTCAAGGAACTCCTTCTACCTTCGATGAACCTGCCTCCGGAAACGCATACTTCGTCTTAGTGGTGACTAGTGACTCTACAAATGTATTGGCCATTAGAGGAGATAAGGCCGATACTGATGTAGTGCCACAACTAACTTCGGGTGATATTCCTATTGCTATAATTAAATTGAATGCGGGTGGGACTGTGAATGATAGGTCTATTCAGTATTTGACTACGGCTAAGAGCGAAAATTCAGTGAGTATCGGCTATGATGCTGGAAGTACTACCTACACAGAAACAAGTGCTATTACTGGAACCAGTGAGGGATTATTTATTTCGGGCATAGGGTCTGCTACGGTTGAAGGTACTGATAAGGTTTTAATTCAAGATACTAACGCTACGGGAGTGAATGATGTTATTAAAACCGTTACTGCTTCTTCTATAGCCGCATTAGCACCACAGGGAGATATTACTTCTGTTGTGGCGGGTAGTGCTTTAACTGGTGGAGGAACAACTGGAGATGTTACACTAAATGTGGGTGTTGATGATTCCACCATTGAAATTAATTCAGATGCTTTAAGAGTAAAGGACGATGGAATAACTTATGCTAAGATTCAAAATGTTGTTAATGACGAAAGAGTGTTGGGAAGAGTTTCTGGTGCTGATGGTGTAATTGAAGAATTAACTCAAGGGCAAGTATTAACTTTTTTAGGCGACCCTCTTCAAGATGCAGACTTTACAAGCAACGGCTTTATGAAAAGAAACGGTGTTGGTAATTATACAGTAGATGGTAATACCTACTTAACTGCTGAGGCAGATACATTACAAACAGTTACAGGAAGAGGTGCTTCTACTTCAATTGGAGTCGTATTAAATGGAGTTGTTAATTTTGGTTCAACTATTATTCATAATAAAAATGCCGCACCAAATAATGCCGCTACCATTAATCCAACAATTACTGCTACTATGAATTATCTTAATGACCCTTCGGGTACTGCTACCTTACCTGCCCCTACTGCTTATACTGATACGGTTATTACAATTAAAAATGTTCACCCTACTACTATGACAATTACCCCTACAGCAGGAACTATTGATAATGGTTTAATCAATCACGATAAAAGAGTCACTGTAACTAATACAATTAAACTACTACAAGGTGAATCTATTACATTACAGGCTATTGCTGATGGTGGTATTGCAGGTGTAGCAGAAGGATGGTATATTGCTGATACCGATACTAGCGGCGGTTCTAGTGCTGTCGCCGCAGTTGAAGGAGTATCAACTTTAGCGTTGAGTGGTAGTGTAACAGTAGCAACAGGTCAAACATTCGTTTCTCCAAGACTACCAGTTGTTAGTTTAAATACTTCTACTACTTTAACAGAAGCAACTCACGCCGGAAGATACATCTTTGTTACTGGAAGTGGCACTGTTATTACGATTCCCGACAATCAGGGTGCAGGTGTTCATTTCACTATTGTCAATAACGACGGTAATGGTTTTACATTGCGAACTGGGTCAGATAGTAGTACGGGCGATAACATGAATGGCGCACAAACTGATATTGCAGTAGCGGCTCGTAATGGTGTTACTTGTATTTCAACTGGAACTGATTATGTTGTTTTGGGGGCATGATTTTGTATCTTGCTATTGCTGGTTCTTGTGCTGAACAGGAGGCTAATGCTGTTACAACAGTTAATCCAAACTTATACAATTTGGCTTCTGTTAAAGCCATACATGAAACTGCCGGAAACAATGCAGTAGGAATTAACTTTAACGCTGGTGCGGCTAATTCCGCTTGGATGACTGGTATGCAAGTAATAGGTACAGATATGTATATTTCAAATAGAGGGAATAACAACGCTTTTGATAGTGGAGATGTATTATTTTCAAAGTTAGGAATTAGTTCTACTGGAAACGGTGCAAAGGATAGACAAAACGCTACGGGCTTAGGTATAAACAGTTGCGATGGTTTTGGTTTGGACAGCACTGAAACAAAAATAATTATTGCTGACTTTCACGCAAATAGAATAAGAAGTGGAACTCTTTCTCAAAGTGGTAGTAGTTTAACAGTGTCTCTTAATGGTAGTTCTTTATACGGTGGCGGTGGAGTTAGATACGCTCGCTGGAATGATGATGGTTCTATGTATTATTTTGGTTACGGTCAATCAAACGGCCTATCGAGAATTAAACAGTATGCTACATCAACGCCCTATGTGGTTCAAAGCGGCGACGCATTCATAGGTAGCGTTGATTTAACACATAACCTCATATCTGACTTAATTTTCAACTCCGATGGCACTAAGATGTATGTTTCTCAACATACTGGATATATTTACGAATACGACTTAAAAGGTGCTTACGATATTACAAGTGGAACACTCAATATCACCTTCGATTTAACTTCTTTCTATGGTAATGAGGGTACTTCTCCGTGGCGACCAAGTAGCAGTAGTGGAACAACACCGTGGCTTTCCGGTATATCTTGGAATGATGATGGAAGTAAATTATATGCCATTTCATTATTTGGTATGACTGAACAATCTAAAGTTAGTGGAACTGTTGGTCCTGCCACAGTTACCGGAGATGGCGGCACACGAACCAACACTATGCCAGTTATTGAATTTAGAGTGCAATGATAACTAAAGAAAAACTACTGGATATGGTGGTTGTTGTGGTTGCTATAATTTATCTAGTGATGCTTTGGTGGTCGCCTTCTTTAGTAGGTAA